TTTGTATTTCATTCAAGAACGCTTGGTACTTACCTTCAAATGTTGCTGACCTTTCGTCGAGGTAGAAATCAGCCGCATAAGTTAGAGCCGCATAGCTAATTAGGTCAGGGGCAATAGTAGCCAAAGCATTTTCATCAGAGTCGGCAGTCATCTCTGGATACTGAGCGTAATAGTTCAGAGTTAAACTGCCGCTACTTGGGTAAGGGCTTAGAAGAAAGGTAGCTCCTTCACGCGCAAAATAAGACGGACTGCCTACCATGTTTGCCTTCTTAAGTTCCTGCATCTCTGTCATTGGTAGGCGTATCAAGACGTTGTTGTCGTAATACACATCAATAGCCTCCAAGAAGTTGGAGGGGAGTATCACACTCGTTATTGACGTAGAGATATTGTAGGTGTGCTTGGCCTCCATTGAGGGTATCCGCAGTGATCTTTGGATTCTGGTAATGCCCTGATCAATGAAAGTATCAGCCAATGCATCGGTTATGTCTGAGCGATTTAGTAACGCTTTGAAGTGAGTTCTGATACTTCCATAGTTCATTTGTTTATACCTGTTTTTTCGTGGTTATAAAGGCATGAAGGTCTTGAGTTTTAAGACGTAAAAGAATCGCTTTAGCAGGCTCTTTCATCATGTCGAAGCCTTCTCGCAACCATTGCTCATGGACTGCTACAGGCACTGAGGCAACTCTCATGTAGTCACCTTCTTTATGGTTCAAAGATTCCTCTCTAGCAATTCGTGTGCTATCTAGGAATGCTTTTGATATGTTCTGTTCGTGGATGATGTTGTAATTGTGATCATCGTTGTCTCTTACAAGTCTTGGGGCTACATCGTTCATTTCATTTGACATTTGGCATCTCCTTAAACATGAAAAAGGGAGTGAGGCCGAAGACAAGTTAAGGAGAGCAAAACCCTTGTCTCAAGCCCCACCCCCAATCAGGTGGTACTACTAACTAATTAGACTCAAGAAAGACCAGTGATCATTCCAGAATCGCCAAAGTTAGAATGTTTTACACTTAGCTCTCCGACAACAAAATGTTTGTCGCTGTCGCCCTGTTTGGCTAGTAAGGTACGTGTAAACGGACGTAATACGCATTGCTTGAACATGGTCGGATCAATCAAGAAAGCGTGAGTAGCCAAATTGTGGCGATTCAGTACAACTTTTACTTCATTGAACGGAGTGACGAGTACGTCTATCGTGTTGGTGATAGTGCGGTCAATGTCACGTTGCCGACCAGTAGCTGTAGCAAACCCTGCAATGATAGATGCATCAGCAGGCTTGACCATTAGGACTGTTGGCTCAGAACCGTTGTTGTAGCAAGTCTCGCTTAGTGCTAAAAGTTTTGCCTCTGTAAGAGCATCGGTACTGTTTGATCCTGCATCTAAAGTAGTGCTGATCTGTGCAGATACAGAAGCCATCTTTCGAGCCGCAGAGGCAGAGCCTGCTACAGCCGCTTGGTTTACTCCGATCATGCACTTTTCTACGTCATTCTTAAGAGCCTTGAGGGTCTTAGAAAGTTGTAGTGCCGTTTCCTTAGCGCGGCCATGAGTCTTAACTGCATCAGCAGTGGCAGATACTTGGAACGCTTCACCGATGATCTGAGTGGTGTTAGAACGTGCCACTACTGGTGAGATGGTTATGGCAGAAGCGTCTGCTCCTTCTACTAATGCCGTCTGAGCCGAAGCCCTCAAGCTATCTTCTAAAAATTCGAATGTACGAGCGTGAATCTTCTCGCTTTTGACGAGACTTTGGAAGGGTGTTGCTGTGGGAGATATCATGCTCAAAACTGAGGAAACATCCTCGCTAACACCCACTTGTTGGTATGTTTGATATACGGCCATTGTAAAAATTCCTATAAAAGGTTAAAAAAGATTAAGTTTAGCTGTCCCAGTTAGACACCAAATAGTCTGCAATAGAGTCGAGATCATTACCCTTCGGAGGATTAGAAACCAATCTATCTCTAGCCGCTTTCTGCTTGCTGACTTTAATATCAGTTTTAGAAGGTGGGGCTTTCTTAGATCGAAGTATCTTCGTAGGCGCTTTAGCTTTCTTAGTTTTGGCTACTTGCTTAGACTTATCAAACATCATTGCCTTGTGTAAAAGCATGATCACATTCGGATCGGTGTATGTATTGACAGCCTCCGCAGGAAGACCACTGTTAATGGCGTGTTGTCGAATGTCGTTATATAAATCAGTATTCCATTCTGGCAACTTCTCTTTGAGAACTTCAATACAGTGTTTGGCACTTTCTTGCTGTTGTACGGCCTGCTTCTGTTGTAGTTCACCATAGAAACCATTAGCTTCTTCTTGAAGAAACTTAAGATCGCTTTCTGCCGCTTTTGCTTCAGCACGTAAAGCCGCAAAGTCATCGGGGTTCATTTGCCGCGAGGCAACTAACATATCGACTTCTTCGTATGGCTTGTATCGGTCTTGGGCGCGAGTCAGCATAGCTTGTAATGACGCATCTGCGCGTTGCAGTGCTTCAGTAGCGTCTTTTCTCTGGTTTGCTGTTTCTTGAGACTTTCTAGTGAGGGATGCTTCTTGACCGTAGAGCCGTTTGAGTTCCTTCAAAGATGCCTGCTTGGTTTCTCCGTCAACTGTAAGTTCGACAATAGTGTCATCGGATAGATTAACTTCTTCTACCTCTTCCTCCTCAGTCTCCTCAGATTCCTCTTCTACAGGGTCTTCTTCAGATTCATCTTGTTCTTCGGTTTCTCCATCTTCCTCAATTTCATCAGATTCTTCTACTTCAGTCTCTTCGGTAGATTCATCTGTTGCCTCTAGATTACCTTCTATAGATGGCTGATCTTCTTCAGCGTCTTTCCAGTTGTCTAAAATGGCATCTGCCGCCCCATCTACATCAAGGGCGGTAGTACCTGAGTCAAAAGTGTCTTGCACGTTATCGTTAGACATGGTGCTTACTCCTCTTCAGTGATTACTTCATTTTCTTCGGTGTCTTTAGCATTAATCTGGTCGCGAACTTCTACTTGCTGACGTAGTGTGTTGACGATATCGACTAAGGCTCTGTAGTGTCCGTAGGCTTCTGTGCGTTTGGACTCTTCATCTGGCTCTGACGCTAAGAATGTCTGGACAGTGGAATCCACCATTATGTTCATAGTTTTAGTGAAAGCCTCTGTGGCTAGTAAGGCTTCTGCGTCTGTTCCTAATGCTATTAGTTGTTCTTCGTTCATAACTTATGCTCTCCTTAAGGGCATGGGGTTGGTGAATGGGTTATCCATTCGGGCTTGCGATAGCCGTGATCTCATCTGCTTGTTGTGCAAGCACAAGTTCTGCGGTATCTATTACTTTCTTATGGTTAAGTTGAGATTCTTTAAGATCAACATTGTCAGACTGAATAGCAAAGTTGTTCTCTGCTTTCATCTTCTCTAGCTCAAGTTTCATTTGAGCATTCTGTATATCCATCTTGGCTTTCATCTCGCCTAACGCAGTTTGGCGCTCTTGTACTTCAAGCTGTTTCTTCATCATCTCTAACTGAAGCTCTTGGGCAGGATCAGGTTGCTCTGGAGGTAGTTGATCTGGGCTAGTCAAGTACTCAGCCACGTTCTTAATCCCAGTAAGTTCCATTACTTTGGATATCAACTGGAATTGGTTCTGTGGTGTGTACATCTTTTGTAGCGCAGGGTCAGCTTGGAAAGTTTGGTGCATACCAAGGTACTTTTGAGCCTCACGATCTTGCTCACCGTAGCCAAGCGAGAGTTCGACAGTCACATCTCGTTTTTCAGCCCAATCATTAGGGTTGATCTGTACAAAGTCTCCACCGATCTCGATAATCTTCTCTTCGCTCTCGTTCTCTATGCATAGCTGATACACAGTTTGGTAAAGAGGCTTTAAGAATTGACTCGCAAAGTTACGCGCTATTATCTTCTGGCGCTGTTGTGACATAGTTGCTAACTGCTCAACCATTGCCGCTGAGTTCTGCTTTGAAATCGCATCTTTATTTAAGCCTTGGCTAAGACTGCTGATACCTGTAGTCTCTTCTTTATCATCCTGAAGTGTTGCTAGAAGTTGGAAAGTAAAGGGATTCAAAGGTGCTTGCATCATCGGAGCAATAGCATCAGGACGAGTCACATTGACTAGCCCACCTACTCTATTGTCGATTAGCTCTTTGGGATTACTAAGTCCACCTTTTAGCACTGTGTATCGAGGGTTATTAGTCACCATTGCGTGGTCTAGAATAGACCTTGTGAGGACTGTCCTAGCATTCTGGGTAGCCACTAGCTTGTCAGCAAAGTTGTTACCATAGAATGAGTGAGGAATCGGCAGTGGAACAAATGTAATAAATGGTTTTCTATTTACCTTCTCTTTATCGAGAAGCACGTTACCGGCTTTTATTATCTTAAAGAGTTCTGCAACTCCCGATCCCTCACAATCTATTTCCATGTAGACTTCATAAACCATTACTTCTCTTACTTGGTCTTGGTAGCCGTGGGCACTGAAGCCCCTGTCGCTATTGATAGAGTCATGTCTGGAAAGCACTTCTAAATCAGTAACCATAGTTACATCAGTATGATCACCAATCTTATCTATTAGTTTCTCTGAGTAGCCCTCTAAACGTAATTCAGAGAGAGTCTTCTTTGTTCTATGGGCGCAGAATAACGCGCTCTCAACAGACTTAGGCTGTGACTCAATTAAGAACTCTTCAGGTGCAATGTTCTCAATAATTACTTGGCTTGTGTCTCTAGTAACTAAAATTTCACCGGAGAGTAGACCTAACTCATCTTCTTCATGCTCTCCAAGCTCTACATCGTCTTGAGACAAGATTACATCTAACTCATTCTCAGTGACGTTCTCAAAGAACTCTGAAGTAGTCTCAGTCTGCTCTTGCCAAAATACCTTTGCAATTCCTGCTCTAGCCATTAGGCCATCGAAAATCACTGAAGACATAATGGAGTACAGATCGTTCTGCCTGTGGGCTACATAATCAGTGTACTCAGAACATATAGCCGCCATCTTTACGTCTTCTTCACCTTGGGGTGAAAAATGGACAATCTTATTACCGCTAGAGAATGTCTCAAGTAAAGCCGCAACCATACTGGATACGCCATCGTAGACATCTAGAGATACATACTTGGAGTTACCATCGTGGATAGGTTTAGGCTTTGCACCAGTGTAATACTCCATTACATTAGATCGCTCACGGCTTAGTTCGCTATCGTGGTAGCCGACAGAACGTCCAATATTGTCATCTACTAGAGCGACTATCTCTGTGTCAGAGAGTTTCTTGTAGTCTTTTTTCTTTGCCATAATTAAACCATCTCAATATAGAATGAGTCTGTGGATTCAACTGGAGTCCAAGCACCAGTGTGTACATGATTTGCTAGAGCAAGTGCCATGACACAATCATCAAAGCATCCTGCCTCTGCCTGCATAGCACCGCTTTCTGTGACGATGTAAGTAAGCATTTCGCGTAGCGTGACCTTACAATTAACTTCTAACTGCTCCTCGCGCATGGCGGCTCGTAGTTGGTCAATAATTAAAGGTTTTGTTTTAGAAGTTGTTGTGAAACCTAGCTTTGTTGTCTCACGGTCTGTGAGCTTGTCTAGCTGAGTCTCAGTGTAAAAGTTAGGGTAAGCCATATCTTTACCTAGCCGTGTACACGTTAGGATTCCGTGAGAGTTGTTCTCTACACAGATAAAGGCTTCGTTGTAGTACTCACCCAAGGCATACAGAATTTCTGCATAGTAGTCAGGGTGTACATGACCTCGCCAAGTTGCTACCTGTCGTTTTTTAGAGTCAAGTACTTGGCAAACGGAATAGTCACCCCCTCTTACACCCATCGCAACATCAGCACCAATGACGTATTGTTCGCCCTCTTGGTGTTTTCTGTAAGTGCTTAGTTCACCACGCGCATTGTTAAGCCACTCTCCACCCTCTAGAGCCAAACGCTCTTTTAGGTCTTGAGTTTTGTCCATAGACTTTACAATCTGATCTGGGTTAAACACTGGTCTACCAGTAGTCAAAAATGCTTCATCAGGCTCACTTGGGTATTCCTGTCTGAAGAGGTCTAAGCCATTCTGAGCAATCTTCCTACGCCTAAACATTAGCTGTGAATCATCGAGGTCATAGAGTTTTGCTAAATCATTTTCATCAGGCGTTCTTTCAAAGTTTTCAGGGACTTTTTCACGATATTCAACATCAGTAAACCAAGGTATAAACACAGGAACATAACCGTTACTGCCATCGACAGCACCACGCCAAAGGTCAGCAAAAATACCCGTAGCACCATTAGCGGTAGACTCGACGAATATCGCAGTGCCAGGAGAATTAGGTACGGCCTGAGTAAGACCATTCCAATTATCCAGTGCAGTACTTTTCTGCCAAAAGGCCAACTCTGAAGCGTGTACATGACTGAGCGTTTCGCCTCGTCCGATAGAATCACCGCCTGCTGTCGCAACCACATAACTGCTATCAAGGACATCAAAATTCATCTCTCTTCTGGAACTATACTTAGTGTGCGGCTTAAGGATATCGGGACAATGCTCATGAAATCTTTTAGTCATATCAAACAAAGCGCGAGTAGAGTCTGCATGGTGTGTGATTACCATTGCTTTACAAGCTGACTTTTGACTTACAGAGAAATACAGGTAGCCACCAGTGTAGGTAGACAGTCCTTGCTGTCTTGCCTTTAGAATGATTATTCGGACTTTACCTTCGGTGGCTATCTGGTTTCTTACTGCTTTATCGAGTATCTGCTGTGCTGAATTTAACTTGAGGGGGGATATTGCGCCTATCTTTGTTCTTATTTTAAGTGCCGCATTAGAGTAAAAGCTAAAATCATTTAGCAGTCTCTTGCGTATCGTCGCTATTTTCTGGTGCATCGGGTTGCTCATCCTCTTGCAATAATGAAGCAAGGAAATCTTCAGCTTTCGATATAGAAACATCAGATTTACTTGCAGGCTTTGACTTAGTGAAGTCCAGTACCAACCTTGCGGCCGCTAGACGTTCTCTTGTCTCACCCACTAGGCGCATGACCTCAACTGCTGTCGATAGAGCCTCTTTTTGATACTCG